TATGACCTAACGGTAAGTTAGGAACATCATTTGCCCTACCTATTGCTACAACTTCAATACTTCCGTTATTAGCATTCGACCTTGCAACAAATCCCACGTTTTGAATTAAGTTCGGTTCAACTGGTTTTACATTTGTCAATCCTCCACCTACTGCAACATAAACCGTATCTCCCTCAGAAAAGGCACTTGTATTAACATCAGTCAAAGTTCCTACTGCAATCATTTGCCCAGTTGCTCCACTTGAATAATTAGCCATTGCTAAACCATAAGATGGCATTTCAGCACTTGCAGAAGCATCAGCTTTTTCAACCGTAATAATTCCACTACCTACATTGTATCCAGTAATTCGTAACGGTTCTCCTTTCTCAACACCCTCATCATATCTTACATCTTGAACTACTCTGTCAGCATCCGAAGAAGAAGAAGCATTTAGGTTTATAATTCCAGCATCTGTTCTTGTTTGTAAAATATTATCAATAAGGTTAAGGAATAATTCCCCCTCGTAAATATCGGTAATTAACCAACTCCCATCTGTATGGTCATTGCTTACTGGTATTGTTGCAGATGCTCCCTCAACATCCGAAACCTTAATAATCATTCTCCTAAAATCTTCCATATCTTTTTATAATTGTATCATTTTTGGGTTCTCTTTTAAATCACTATTTACTCCACCACTTAATATTGGAGTTCCTCCACCAACTCCAGAGGGAGATTTTATTACTCCAGTATCGTTTAATCTTGGAGCACTTCCAACAAGAATTGGGTTTGATATTTGTGTTTGTGTTGTTTCCAAAACCTTGTATAATTCTACTTTTGTAGTTTCATATCCGTTTGCATCATAATCGGTAATTAAATTCTTTCGATATAAAACTCCGTTAATATTTACTAAAGCACTAAAATCTCCAAGAGTATTATCATTCAAATTAAAGTAAGCAGTTAGTATCTTACCATCTATTGAAGTTTGTTCTAATATGCTAACTCTATTATATTTTGTAAATAGGTTATTATTTCTGTAATGCGTAAATTGATATTGAACAAATTTAGGAGTAACAAAGTTTAAATCAAATATTGAGTTTTTAATATTCCCGAAAGAATGATGTGCTTGAGGATAACTTGAATAAGAAGTATTTCCAGAAGCACCTCTTACAGCCCAACTCCCTCTAAAAAATTTTAATCCATTATTAAAGAATATTCTCGGCTTCCCTTTGAATGGTTCAACAACATCATTTCCATTGCTATCAACTTTGATAGTAACTATTTTAGGAAGTACATAGTTAGGTTGTATTTCAACTGGAACGGTTTGTGCAAAAGGAAGTTGGTAATTTATTTCGTTACTGCTATATTCGTTTTCACTCTCAAAAGTATAATCTCCGTATCGTTCTCCAGTTTTTTCAAAATAATCTTGATTGAAGAAATCCTTATCCTCTGCAAATTTAAAGTTGTATTTCTTTGCTGAATCGTTTACACTTGGCTTAATGTTTATAGCTTTAGAGTGGTCTAATAAATCAGTCCAATTCTCTTCTCCCTCATAATAGTTTTGTAAAGGCTCAATTTTTATAACTCCATCTTCATTAGGTTCACTTACATAAAGATTAAACATATTAATAATACCCTTTACAAAATCGCTACATTTTAAATCTGGAATAAATCTGTTTAGAGTTATAATATCATTTTCAGCATAAGCACTATTTAAACAAGTTAACTCCATATTAAAAGAGTTGTTTAAATCAAAATTAACTTGAGCAGTAAAAGGATTAGAATTACCCAAAGAACCAGAAATAACAAAATCAACCGTAATTTCATCTCCAGCAATCAAACTTAAATTGGTATTTGTAATTTGTGCAAAGTTAGTAGAAGAAGAAAAGGTAAATGAATTGCTTAATCCTATCAAAGTTCCGTTCTTAAAAACTCTGCTTCTTATCCCTAAAATTCCAAGAGAAGAACCTACTATTGCATTATAATCAAGTTTTAAATTGTAGCTTCCAGTTGACTGAATTATTATTTTTCCAGCACTTGCATCATATTGTGAATATCCATCTGTTACCGAAGTTGATGCAAATTGAGAAAGTGTATAAACTCTAAAAACGTTAACTAAATATAAACTTAATCCAATTGTTTGACTTCCAATAAAGTTATCACTAAAAGAATTGTTAAAATTGTATTCTACTTCTCTTTTGGTTATATCTAACGGAGGACTTGATTGCTTTGCACCTCCACCAAAACCCCAAGTCAAAGCCTTAATCATTCCCTCATTAAAAAAACTTGAATCAATAGTATAACCTATATTTTCAAAACACTTTTCAAAACTTTCTTTTACATAAACATAAGGAACAAAGTTCTCAATATCTATTGTTATTAAACCACTTCCAGAAACTGAAGATTGATAAGCGAAGTCAATTACTGGATACCAATACCCAAAACCATCTGGTGCTCCACTTGTATAATTAGATATAGGATTTCCATTCTTAATTACACTTAGACTCCAGCTATTCTCTAAATTGGTTTTTGTCAGTTGATGGTCGTATTCTTTCCAGTCTAATTCGTTAACATTAATATCTGCCATCCCTTTAATAATATTAATAAAGTCAGCAAATAAAACAATCTCAAAAATATAGTTTCCGTTATCAATCTCTACGTTAAGCAACTTAACAAGTCCATTAAATATCTCAACACCTTTTCGGATATACCTTGCCTTAACTTTTACGTTAGGATTAAAGTTAAACCCTAAAGCACTTCCAGTATCAGTAAGGCTTAAATTATAAGCACCAGCAAAGATGCTTTTATTATTTTGCGTTCCTACAACTTTAATGGTCTTTGAAACATTCCTTTTTCTGTTTTCTGGATTCTTAAAATCTCCAATAGAATAGCTAATTGGAAACGGTATATCGTTATCCAAATCAACAATTTGATTATTTATGTAAAGTATATTAGACATTAATTGAGTTATCTGATTCTAATTCTATTTGAACAACCTCTTGAAACAACATATCTGTTTCTTGTATTTTCTTGTCAAAACTTGTATTTGTAACCTTGCATCTATAAAGCTCTGCGTTCTCTTCTAAGTAAACTATTGGAGTTGTGTATAAAGATTTGCTTAACCAATTCTGAACAGACTGAACCATCCAGTCAGAAGTTAATTCTAACTCTTTGCTAAATTCCTTTAAGTAATCTATTACTGTTCCATCTTTTAAATCATAAGTATATCCACCAGTAGAATCAAAAGCACCAAATTGTCTTTCGTAGCCAAAAGATTGAATGTTGAATTTTTCCCTTGTAAGTAATCCAAATGTATAAGAATCAATTCCTCCAATTTCATTTAGCCAATGTAATCTTGACCTCGTAGAATATTGGCAACTTTCATCTAAATTAATTCTGAATACTTCACTTGCTCCTACTCCATTTCCTACTTCAATAGTGTAATAAGTTGCATTCGTAAAATCTACACCGTTAACGGTTTCTAAAGTTTCAATACCACACCAGATTGTTATTAAGTTAAACCCCGAACCGATATTACTAAGGATAACATTATCTACTAAAGTTCCGTTTGCTTCATAAGTATTAATAGTAACCGATATTGCATTGTTATTTGTTAAAACCGAAAGATAAAATAAATCGTCTTGCTTAACCTTTGCAGTTCCTCTTGGTTCTAAAGTTAAGAATTTAACCCCTCCGATAGCATCAAGAAAGTAATCAGCAAAGTTATAATTGGTAAAGTCTTTCTTCTTTAATCTTGCTTTCCAAAACAAGACATCAATACTTGTAACACTTGCACCAGCTACTGGAGTTGTTCCGTAATATTCCGTAACCACTATTTTAATCCTTGGAAGTGTTTGTGCATTCGATTCGTTTGCAATAGCGTATCGTTCAGTAATACTTGAAGCGTCAAAATGTGCTTTGCTTCCAAACTCTGGATACACTCTATGGCTTTCAATCGTAGCAAAAGTTGTAGGGTTTGCAATTTGAACCTCTACTAAAAAATAAAAGTTCGGTTGAGCAGTTAATGTAGAATCAAATACCCAGGTAACTGGATTATCTGATGGAGTAACTTCTTGTGGAGATTGTGTTATTGTTATAGCCATTATTCAAATATTCTTTTAACCGTTTTACCAAGCCTATCTGCTAAGTCTTTAATTGCTTCAGGAGAGAAACCCTCATCCATAAAAGGAGTTTTTCTAATACCTTTCTTCTTTGTTGCTCTTGCAAGTATGTAAGCTAATTGGTCATAGTCCATTTCTGGTTCTCTTGGTTGTATTCCTCGCAGTTGTATAAACTCTTTGAATGCTTGGTGCATCTTCATTCCTACTACTAAGTTCTTAAATGAATAAGGAGAACCAAATTTGTTTACCGTTCCGTTAACCCCTTGATTGATAAAATCCCAATAATCTTCTGCAATAACTTCTACAAGAACCTCCTCTCCATTTGTAACTAACTCCTTTGGTCTTATGGATGCAGAAAGAGAACCACTTGCATTCCTACCTTGACTTTCCAACTCAGCCTGGGCAACATCAATCCTTTCTCTTAACCACTCCGAAATAGTTTGCTCTACCTTTGTTCCAGCTTTTGCTCTTAGGTTTTCGGTTGCAGTTCCAAATGCACTACCAAGAAAATCAAAGTCTTTTACTGCCATAGTTATTAGACTAAAATTATCTCTGTTTTGTAGCCTTTATCCTTTCTTTTTGGATATGCTCAACAAACTTTAGTTTATGATTAAAGGTAACTATATTCATTTTAGTAATCTCTTCCCAAGTCGTTTTAAATTCCTCAGCCATAACGTGAATGATGTCTTCCCATTCAAAAGCCTTTTGCTCTTTTGCTTTGGTGGATTGTTTTTCGTTAGGATGGAGAAAATTTTGTACTGCTTTTGTTTGAGCAAAAAAAAACCCGTTAAGTCTAAATACTGCGATACATTCATATTTTTTTTAAAGACTTCTGCTCGTTCCTTTAGTGGGTTTATGATATTGGAATTTTCATCTGTTTCAGCATAACTCATTCCCTTTTCAAGATAAGCAAACGCTGGAAGTAACTCAGGCACTTTCTCAAAGTTTGCTCCACTCGAATCAATATACCAACCAGCTGGAAGTTTAAAGAAGTCAACTTGTAACTCGTATTCCTTTCCATCAAACTCTAAACTCAAGGGTACTTCTTTTGGTTTGTATTTATTTAGCACTCCTATGATAACATTGAAAGCCTTGTTTATATCCGATACAACAACCTTGCTTACATCTTTCTTTGTGTATAGCTTTACCAGTTTAATCTTGTTTATAATACTCCAATCCTCTTGCACCTCGTTTATAAAGTGATAGCAATCAATATAGGTTAAATCTAAATCTTTTAATCTGCTTTTAATCTTTAATTCCATTATTTATAAATTATTAATTCTTTCAGTTGCAATCTTAAAATAGGCTTCATCTTGTTCAATTCCTATAAAATTACGGTTTGTATTTACACACGCTACACCTGTTGAGCCTGACCCCATAGTTAAATCAACTACTAAATCATTTTCATTACTAAAGGTCTTAATTAAATCCTCTAATAATAATATAGGTTTTTGTGTTGGATGAAAACCGTTATAATCCTTTTTGTATTTTAGTATGTTGCTTTTGTATTTTTTACCTTCCCAAAGGTTAAAAGTACTTGCAAACTTCTTTTTAAATTGGTTGTCTATTTTTTTAAGTTCTGTAAATTCTTTAAAGCCTTGCATTTTGTTAATTCCAAATACTTCAATCAATTCTAAATAGGTTTTTTCAGTACATAAACCATATTGTGTACTATCAATATAAAAAGTATGTTCTGCTCTTCTATGTCCTAATTTTGTATTTATTTGCTTTAAATTTAAACCTATGTAATCCATTACTATTTTAAAGTAAGGTCTTAGTTCGTGTATTGCTTCTGTGTCGTGTGTTTTACTAAACACTAAAATATCTTCGTAAAAATTAACACAAGCCTTTTTGGCAAATAGCATATTCCCACTACTATCTTTCTCCCATATTAATCTTTGGTTAAACGGGATGTTTGGTATTGCTTTGTTTTTTAGTTCACTTGTAAATGGCTCTTGACAAAATAAAACCATTTTACCATTCTTTCTTAAAATACGGTTTGCTAACTTGTAAATTTTTTTCGTATCGATTACAACATCCCAAGAAGTATTTCTGTAAAGGTCGGTAATTGTTCCATAAGGTAAATCAGTTAATATTAAATCAACGCTTCCATTTTCTATTTTATCGCTTTCTATTAAGCAATCTCCTTTGTGTAATTCCATCTATCTGTATTTTCCGTTATATTTATCTCCAGAACCTATTGCGTAAAGCATTGCATCCATTAAGTGGTCTTTGTTTGACTTCTTTGCTTTACCAGTCTTTTCGTCATAAACATAATATCTTAATTCATCAATCAAATCAGTTGAGTTTTCATCTACATAAAAAGATTGCTCATTCAATGATTGAATAGCAAAGGTTTTAATATCTTGC